ACAGCGGGCCTGATTGGCAGGGAGATCGACGAGTGCCTCCTGGAACTCAGCGACTACGACCCGGGCGCTTTCAGCCCGGACGAGATCGAGGGGGAAGAAGGCGAAGACGAGAGCTGATTTGAATGACCGACAGGAAGACTTGCGAGCTGTTCAGGGAGATCGCGCGCTCGATCGCGCCGCCTCCGAAGCTGACGGTCTCTGAGTGGGCGGACGCGTACAGGCGGCTGTCCACGGAGAGCTCGGCGGAGGCCGGGCAGTGGCGGACGGACCGCGCGCCCTACCAGCGGGAGATCATGGACGCGGTCTCGGACCCTGCCGTAGAAACGGTAGTAATCATGTCCTCCGCGCAGGTGGGGAAAACGGAAATCATCCTGAACTCGATCGGGTACTTCATCGACTACGACCCGGCACCGATCCTCATGATCATGCCGACGGACGACATGGCGCAGTCGCTTTCGAAGGACAGGCTTCAGCCGATGCTGGAGACGTCGCCAACGCTGGGGTCGAAGACCGCCGAAGCGAAGTCGCGGGACACGGCCAACACCATCAAGCACAAGAAGTTTGCCGGCGGGCATATCACGCTAATCGGCGCGAACAGCCCGGCGCAGCTCGCGTCGCGGCCGATACGGATCGTTTTTGCCGACGAGATAGACAGGTTCCCCGTGACCGCGGGCAGGGAAGGAGACCCGCTCTCGCTCGCGATCAAGCGCACCACGACGTTCTGGAACCGTAAGCACGTGTTCACGAGCACGCCCACGATCAAGGACGCGAGCCCGATCGAACGCGAATACAACTCGAGCACCATGGAGGAATGGACGCTCCCCTGCCCGGAATGCGGGACGTACCAGCCGCTGCTGTGGGAGAACGTGAAGTTCGAGCGCGACGACGAGAAAAGGGTCACGTCGGTGGGCATGGTCTGCACGTCCTGCGGCGCTTTGTCGGACGAAATCGCCTGGAAATCGGGGACGGGGAAATGGCGGGCGGAGCACCCGGAGCGGCAGAGCAAACGGGGGTTCCACCTCAACGAACTCGCCTCGCCCTGGAAACCGTGGAAAAGGTTCGTCGAGGACTTCCTGGAAGCGAAGAAGAACCCGGAGACCCTGAAAACCTGGGTGAACACCTCGCTGGGGAACCCCTGGGAAGAGTTCGGGGAGCTGGACGCCGGCGAACTGATCGCAAAACGGCGGAAGATGTACAACTGCGAGGTCCCGGACGAGGCGCTTTGCCTGACCTGCGGCGTGGACGTCCAGGACAACCGCCTCGAGTACGAGGTCGTGGGCTGGGGCCTAGGGCACAGGAGCTGGGGGATCCGCTACGGCGTGATCATGGGCGACCCGGGGCAGGACTTCGTGTGGGAACAGCTCGACGCTGTGCTAACGAGGAAGTATACAAGGCGGGACGGGCAGCAGCTGGAAATCATGAGCGCCTGTGTGGACTCGGGCGGCCACTACACCACGGAGGTGTACCGGTACTGCCGGGCGCGGGAAACGCGCCGGGTGTGGGCGATCAAAGGGCAGGGCGGCAGCGGCGTCCCGTTCATCCAGAGGCCGAAGCACCGGAACGCGGCGGGGGTCTGGCTGTTCAACATCGGCGTCGACGTGGGGAAAGACACGGTCACGAGCCGGCTGAAGGTAGAGTTCGAGGGCGACCCCGGGTACTGCATCTTTCCGATGGAAGCTGAGCGCGGGTACGACGCGGACTACTTCGACGGCCTGACAACGGAGCGCCGCGTGACCCGGTACAACAAGGGACAGGCCGTCATCCGGTGGGAAAAACGCACGTCCGGCGCACGGAACGAGCCGTTCGACATCCGAAACTACGCCACGGCGGCGCTCGATATCCTCAACCCGGCGCTCGAAATGCTGGACAAACGTCTGAACGGAGACCGGAATCAGGGAGCAAAACCCGGCCCGGCCGGGGCGAACCCGGCGTTAAAACGCCGCGGGAACATCTCAAAAGGGGTGGTTTTGTAGTGGACAACCGGGGAAATGCAGGTGAAAGACCGTGAAGAACATACGTTCGGAGGCGTTGAAAACGCGCCTTCAGCAGTATCTGGACTGCGAAACGGCCATACTGAGCGGCGCGCAGAGCTACGCGATCGGGAGCCGCAACCTTACGCGGGCGAACCTTAGGGAGATCGCGGCGATGATTAAGTACCTCGAGGCGGAAATCGCCAAAGAAGAAGCCGCCGCGGCCGGCAGGGGCAGGAACGCCTGCGCCGGCGTGATCCCCCGCGATCTTTAAGGCGGTGAGCGGTTATGAACGTGTTTGACCGTCTGGCGATGATCATAAACCCGGAGAAAGGGCTGCGCCGGCTCGCCGCGAGGAATATTGTCCGGGTGATGAACACCGGCTACGGCGACGGCGGCGCGTCGACGGCAAAAAAGTCCATGCGCGGGTGGACGGCGCGGAGCATCTCGCCGGAAGAGGACATCGACGCGAACCTGTATACCCTCCGCGGCAGGTGCCGGGACCTCGACATGAACGCCCCGCTGGGCAGGGCGGCGCTCAGGACCACCAGGACGAACGTGATCGGCTCCGGCCTGCGGCTGAAGTCCCGGATCGACGCGGCCTTCCTGGGCCTTACGGAAGAGGAAGCGGACGCGTGGGAGCAGAACACGGAACGCGAATTCGACCTCTGGGCGCGGTCGCTCCACTGCGACGCGCTGAAGATGAACAACTTCTACGAACTCCAGCAGATCGCGCAGCTCGGCTGGATCATGAACGGCGACGCGTTCGTTTTGCTCAAGTTTGGGGACGTAAAGCCGTACATGCCCTACGGACTGCGGCTGCACCTGATCGAGGGAGACAGGGTCTGCAACCCGAACGTTTATGGTTCGCCTGTTGCGAGCGGCGTGCTTTCGGTTGAGACGCGGAACCCGGACAACGGCAACCTGATCGTATCGGGGGTGGAGATCGACGGCAGCGGAGCGGCCGTCGCGTACCACGTCGCGTCGAAGTACCCGTACTCGTACACGAGACTGGACACGCCCCTCACGTGGACGCGGGTGCCCGCTTTCGGGGAACGGACCGGGCGCCCGAACATCCTGCACCTGATGGACTGCGAGCGGGCAGAGCAGCGCCGGGGCGTCCCGATGCTGGCGCCGGTCGTCGAGCAGCTGAAACAGGTGAGCAGGTATTCAGAGGCCGAACTGATGGCGGCGGTCGTGTCCTCGATGTTCACCGTGTTCATCAAGACGGCGTCGCCGGCGGAAATGCCGCTTGGCAGCGCGATCCCGGTGGAACAGCAGGTGGCCCCGGAAGACCCCGCGGCGTACGAGATGGGCAGCGGCGCGATCAACGTACTGGGCCCGGACGAATCGATCGAGGTAGCGAACCCGCAGAGACCGAACACGGCGTTCGACGGGTTCGTCAACGCGCTCTGCCGGCAGATCGGCGCGGCGCTCGAGATACCGCAGGAACTCCTCCAGAAGAGCTTCCAGTCGAGCTACTCGGCGTCGAGGGCGGCGCTGCTCGAAGCCTGGAAGATGTTTCGGATGCGAAGGACGTGGTTCGCAAACGATTTCTGTCAGCCGGTTTACGAGGAATGGCTGGCGGAGGCGATAGCCCGAGGGCGGATAACCGCTCCCGGGTTTTTTGACGACCCGGCAAAACGGAGCGCGTGGTCCGCGGCGGAATGGAACGGGCCGGCCCCCGGACAGGTCGACCCGCTGAAGGAAGCCAACGCCGCGGTCGTGCGTATCAACAACGGTCTCAGCACGCGCGAGCGCGAGACGATGGAACTCACCGGCGGCGATTTCGACCGTAACGTCACGCAGCTGAAGCGCGAACAGCAAATCATGCAGGAGGTGCAAGGCGATGGGCAGCTTATCCCGGACAGACCCGAACCGTTTGACCCGGACGAATAGGTTCTGGGATTTCGTGGACGACGGCGGCGACGAAGCGGAACTGCTCCTTTACGGCGTTCTGGCCAGCGAGAAGACGTGGTGGAGCGGGGAAGACGCCGTCACCCCCCGACAGTTCCTCGACGAACTGAAGGGGCTGGGGGAGAAACGCCGGATCACGGTCCGGATAAACAGCAGCGGCGGAGACGTGTTCGCTGCCAGCGCCATACACACGGCGCTCAGGGAGCATGCGGCCGAGATCGTCGTAAAGGTGGACGGGATCGCGGCCAGCGCGGCGACGGTCGTGGTGATGGCCGGGGACAGGGTCATGATCCCCGCCAGCGCGTACATGATGATCCACAACCCCATGAGTGTTTTGCTCGGGATGTTCGGCGCCGCCGAGCTGAAGAAGATGGCGGGCGACCTTGACGTGATAAAGAACGGGATGATCAGCGCGTACGCGGCCAGGACAGGGAAGGACAGAAAGGCCATTTCAAAGCTGATGGACGCGGAAACGTGGCTGACGGGCGAAGAAGCGGTCCGGGAAGGTTTCGCGGACGAGACGATGTTCGGCGAACAGGCGCCGGCGGCGGTCCTGAACGGGAACATGCTGATCGTCAACTCAATCGCGCACGACCTCTCGCGCTACAAAAACAGGCCGGCGCTGCAGGCGGGGAACGAGCCGGCCGCGCCTGCCGCTGCGGATAAAGAGAAAAACACAGAGTCGGAGGTAGAAACGATGGAACTGAAAAATGCTGAGGACCTGAGGTCGCAGGCCCCGGCCGTCTACGACGAAGTTTTCAACGCGGGCGTGGCGGCGGAAAGAGCGAGGCTGAAGGCGATCGACGAGCTGGAGGGCAGCATAGACGCGGACTTCTTCAAGAAGGCGAAATACGAAGACGGCATGACCGCGGAGAAGCTTGCCTTCAGCGCCATGAAAGAAGGCAGGACGGTTACCGCGGCGTATCTGGACAGCGTCGCAATGGACGCGCAGAAGGCGAACGAGGTGCCGGGCGCCGCGGCGCCGGGCGCGACGGATGAACTGGCGGCCGTGCAGGCCCACGTCAAAGAAGTAGCCGAGAAAGCGGCTAAAGGGAGGTAACGACAGTGAGCGAGATTCTGAACTACGACAACCTGGTCGCGGGGGCTTTCCCCATCATTACCGACGCGGTCGTTCTCGGCGCGTCGCAGACCGTAGCGCGCGGGGACCTGCTCCGGCTCGCTATGACTCCGGAGGCCGATACGGGCGACGGCTCGGTCGCAGTGACCCCCGGCGAGAACTGGGTCAGGGCGGACGCCGCGGCGGACATCTTTTCTGTTTTCGGTATTGCGGCGGAGGCAAAAACGACGGGCGCGGAAGAGACCGCGACCATCCTCGTCTACAGGACGGGCGAGTTCAACGAGAACAGGGTGGGCCTGGGCGGCGAATCTACGCCGGACCAGAACAGGGACGTCCTTGCGTGTAAGGGCATCTTCCTGAAGAAATCGCAGAAAGCGTAGGAGGTAGGGAAACATGGCAATCAGCATATTTGATCCGAGGGTGATGGATCAAATGGTCCGGGTGATGCCGTCCACGGGCGGTTTCTTCCGGGACACGTTTTTCAAGCGCCGCGTCCCCGTTACCGGGACGAAGATCGACGTGGACTTCTACAAGGGCAAGCGGCGCATCGCGCCGTTCATCAACCCGAGAGGCGCGGGGAAATCCGTGGAGAAGATCGGTTACAAGACCGATACGTTCGAAACCCCGGTGCTCCGGCCCCTCGACATCCTCACGATCGAGGACTTGTCGGTCAGGGCGCCCGGGGAGAACGTCTACGGCGGGCTGACCCGGGAAGATAGGGCGATCCAGATCATGACCGATAAGCTCCTCGAGTTCAACGACCAGATCATCCGCCGCGAGGAGTGGATGTGCTCGCGGGCCATGCTCACGGGCAGGATCCCGGTGGTGGGCGAAGGCGTCAGTTACGAGATCGATTTTTCTTTTACGAACACGGAAGCTCTCGAGGACACGGCGCTCTGGAGCGCGGAGACGTCCAAGCCCCTCGACGACCTCGAAAGATGGATACTGGCCTGTAAGCAGAACGGGTATCGTACGCCGAACGTCTGCCTGATGGCGCGCGACGCGTACAGCGCGTTAATTAACCACGCCAAAGTGCAGAAACTGCTCGACATCCTCAACATGAACCTCGCCGTGATCGAGCCCAGGATGCTCTCGGAGAACGTGACCTACGGCGGCACGATCCCCCAGTGGAACCTGTCGATCTACATCTACGACGAGTGGTTCCTTGACGACTGGACGGACCCTGTAAACCCGGCCGAGGAACCGATCGTGCCCTCCGGCACGGTGCTGCTCGGGTCGACCAACATGCGGGCGGACATCTACTACGGCGAGATAACCATCGCGGATCCCGCGTCGGCTTCCGGGTTCAGGTCGGTAATCGGAGAAAAGGTTGCGGATTCGTGGATCGAGAAGAACCCGGACCGCAGGATGCTTTCGCTCGAGTCCAGGCCCCTGCCCGTGCCGCACGAAGTGGACAGCTGGTTCGTGGCCACCGTGCTCGACGAAGCGGCATAACGACGAGATCAGGTGAAAGGCGGCTTACGGGAGCCGCCTTCCGGCTGTCAGGGGGTGTGAAGCGTTGGGGTTCAAGGACACTGTCAGGAGGGACGCGGCCGGCGTTTTCTTTAACGAGAATGAATTCGCCGGGCGCAATAGCGGCGACCCGCACACCTGGGACGGCGAAGAGATCTCTGCGGTGCTGGACTCCAACGCCGTGCGCACGAGCAACAGCACGGAGTACCCGGCGTTCCCGTCGGGTACTCTGACGGTTTACGTGCCTGTAGGCGCGATCCCGAGGCCGAAGGAGGGCACGCCGCACCGGTTCGATGGGGCGCTGTTCACTGTCTGGGACGTGCAGGAAGACATGGGTGTGTATGTGATCACGCTGATTGCGGGGAGCCCTTGATGCTTAACGTTGATATAAGGCTGGACCCCGGGTTCCAGAAAAGCATGAAGAAGTTCATGACGAAGAAGCAGTACGAGAGCGCAATCAAACGGTCGGTGTCGCGGGCCGTGTCCTCGGCCTACACGGCGGGGAACCGGGCCATTACGTCGCAGTACAGGATCAAAATGGGGGACGTGCGCAGCCTGTCCGAGAAACAGCCGCAGAAAGGCTTCATCCGTTACGGCGGCGGTGTGAAAGGCAGGATGCTTACGACAACGCACTTTCGTGTGTCGCCAAAGGGCGCGACGAGCCAGAAAGGCGTGCCGGTGTCCCGCAGGCGCCGGTACACGCTGACCATCAGGAACAAGAAACCGACGCGCTGGTTCATGCTGCCGGGACGGCCGGCGGGCATGCTCTGGGAGCGCACCGGACGCGGGCCGAAGGCCGTGCGCCCCGTTAAGGCGGTGTCCATTGCGCAGATGGCCAACGTGAAGGTACAGCAGACGGTACAGAAAACGATGCAGACCGAGTACGATAAGCGGTTCCGGCATGAGGTCGAGCAGATCATCAAACGGGCAGGAGGCAAACTGAAATGACCCCGTACATGATCCTGAACCGGATCAGGGAGTACATCGAAGAGAAGCTGGAAGAACACAACTACAGGCTCCGGGCGACGCCGCCAAACGAAGCGCAGGACCAGGAAGGC